ATCAATTGTCCCAGTTTTTTGTCTCTTGTCCTACCGTCAAAACGGATGCTCAACTCATTGGCCTTGGCCTCTAGCTCTGCGCGGGTTGGTGCTGCGTCATCAATGACTGGTTCAGGCACCGCCTTGATTTCTGGCTCTACCTGCTTCCAGCCTAGTGGCTTGGATGGCTTGCGCTTCTTGGTCTTTTTGGCCTTGAGCTTGATGCGCCAGTCTGCAATCTTCTTCGGTATCGTGGCCTTGTCGCCTGCGGCTGTGATGGCCTCGGCAGATGATGGGAACCATCCTGCGGCCAGCTTCTCGTCGAATTCTTCCTGCGTTTTCGCGCCGGTGTAAGCATACGTACCGCCGCTTGGCTTCTTGTGTTGGCCTGGGCTACGGTACAGCATAGTTGGAAACGATGCGCTCATTTCATAGCCTTCTTGGGTGCTTTGCTTGGCTTGCCTGCGGCCTTTGCTGCTTTGGTGGCCGCGGTCAATGCGATGGCCACGGATTGCTTTTGCGGCTTTCCTGATTTCATTTCTTTGCCGATGTTCTTGCTGACTGATTTGGCTGAGTAGCCTTTGGTCAATGGCATGGTGATTTCCTTGATGGAATGAAAGATGGGGCCGAAGCCCCATCCCTCAGTTCAGCTTACTGGTTGAACAACAAGATGCCGGACATCTCAGGCTGCTTGTTGACCACGCCAAAGAGCGTGTCCAAGCGGTACTTGATGACCATGCTGTCGATGTCGTAGAACTTCTGCATCACCAGCTCCACACCCTGGTCGGTGGTGGCGCGCATCACTGCGGTGCCAGCATCGGCTGGGATGGCGTAACGGCCAGGCAGGATTTCCAGAGCATCTTTCTGCCAGAACACGTTGATTGCCGAAGCACCAGTGTTCAGGAAGTTGATGGCAGCAGTGGCAGAAGTTGAAACCAAGTCGACGTTTTGGTATTGCAACTCAGCATCGGTTGGTGCAGTAGCCGCAGAAATAATCGGCGGGCTAATTACCATTGTGGTGCCATTAGTCACGCTGATAACACGGAATGTCTTCAGTTGGCCAGTGGACTCTTTGGTAATGTGATGAACTGCCTCAACGCCGTCAATAGTGAACGCATCACCAGCAACGACACTGGCCGTGCTGGACACGGTAACGGTTTCGTAACGGTTGTCAACGTTGATCTGGCCGCCGACCGAAGTCGAAGTAGCTTGAGGAACGTATTGTGCATCCGCACCAGTTGTGTCGATCGTGGCAGTGCCACCAGCCACAGCAATGCGGTTTGCGTAGTCGAACTTGTACGTGTCAAAACCTGCGACCATGCCGACGAAGTTGCGCTCATAAGCCTTGTCAGACTTCTGATTGCCAAACGAACGGCTGGCTTGAGACAGGTTACCGGCTAGGCCGTTGTAGTCGCGGCTGGACAGACCCAAGAATCGATCGTAGTCGGGCACGCCTTGCTCGTTCATGATGGTATCGCACAAGGCAATGTCATCATAATCACCGGCAGCAGCAGCAATCGGAACAACCAGCGTGCCTTGAGCAGCTGCGGTGTTCATGATTGCCACGTTGATGTCGGATGCGAGCTTCTGCTTGGCGCTGTCGCCCAGACGACCTTCTTGCAGCGCATCGCGCAGATCGAGGGTAGTCATGGTCCAAGGCACGGTTTGGCTAAAGCCGATGGTGCTTGGCACAGACAACTGGGTCATGTTCTGGTAAGTAACAGGAGTGCCAGGGGTGCTGTTTTGCGACTGAGCGATGTAAGGCATCGGACGCCAGATGGTGTCGTTGGTACGAGCCATCTCGGTCTGGTTGGTGTTGTAGACCGAGACGTGACGCGACAAAACCAGCAGGTCTTGGAAACCTTCGAGGATGTCTTCAAACGCTACGCGTTCTTCTTTGGAAAATGAATTTGCCATGATTGGCTCCTAAATTAAAAAAATCATTTGGAAGCTGCTCGCTTCTGCGCTTTGTACTGGATGACCTTGGTCATGTTTCCTGTACGCTCTGCATCTGCTCGCAGCCGTTCTAGGGTTGAGTCCACCGCCCCAGATACTCGGCCAGTTCCTGACACGATTCTCTCGGGTGGCGGGGCTGCCTTACGATTTGTGACTTTCAATTCTTTCTCCAGTCTTGCAACCGCAAAGGCAAACTTTACGGGGTCTTTGATCTCAGACAGCTCTTTGGCCTTCTTGAGGTTCTTGCCGAGTGCGTAGATGACGAGCGCGGGGTTATCCGCACCTTGGAGCACCACGCCTTGCTGGGTGACGCTGAAGAGTTCCTGGGCTACTGCCTCAGCGTCTTCAAAGTCTTTGACTCGCAGCTCCGCTTTCGCCTTGCTGTAACCATCCAGTTTGGCTTGCCATGCTTTTTGCTGATTCATAACTTCAGCTTCTTGCCTGGTGTTGACATCATCGGCTTGTCGCTTGCGCTCAAACCAATCAGCCAGTGCTGCCTCGAATTTGTCAGCGTCATAGTCGTGATCTTCCAGGCTTGGCTTCTTGCCCAGCACGACCGGCTTGGTCTCAGTCTGTGCGGTGCTTTGCAGCTTGCCTTGCAGTTCACGGTTTTGCCGTTGCAATTCTCGATTCGTCTTACGCAACTCGCGTACCCATTCAGGCGCATGAGTCTGTTCTTCGGGAGGTGGCGCTTCCTCACCAATGGAGACGATCACTTCGTCCGATTCGCCTTCTTCATCTTCGGTGTTCTGGTCATCGCCCTGGTCGCCAACGGATTGGTGCTCGTCGGTGGTTTGCTCAGTGCTTTGGCCTTCATCCTCGATGACGATGGTGTCCTCGTCCTCGTTATCGCTTCCTGTTACTGCCTTCTTGTTCATCTGTTGACCCCATCAAACTCACCCATTAGAGAACGGCTGGGTGGATGCCGTTTATCACATTCTCGCCCGTTTTAAGTCATCTTACAACCGGCTGTGTTTGTTGCTCGATGATTCCACCGATCTGCTCGGCCATATTCAGTGCATGGTCTTGCGAGTCCATATCGACCTCGGAGAGGGTCTTCATGGTTTGAGCGCGTTTGAGTTCTGCGGCTGCAATGGTCTCAACGGTATCTGCTCGGGCCTTGGCTGCCTTGGCTGTAGCTTCCTCGGCTGCGGCTTGCAGGTACATGGCATTCGGGTCTTGGGGCTTGCCCTGCATCTCGGCCATGAGTTCTTCGGCCTCTGCATCTGTCGGTTTTACGACACCCATGCGCAGGAGCTTCTTGCGGAAGTAGGCATTGGCATCCCCGATGCCCTCGCCCTCCATGTTCATCATAGCCATGGCGGTGAGCACCTGCGCTGTCTCTGGGTCTTGGGTGATCTGGAGCATGCCGGTCAAGGCGCGGACAGTAGCTTGCTTCTTGCTTGAGGTGGATGGGCCAACGTCAGCTATCACGTCGAAGGTGGCGCTGGTCAGATCGTTGGCCATGACCATCTCGCCGGTCTCTTGGTCAATGGTTGGCTGCATCAGCTCGACCATGCCAGCATTTCCAGTTGGCGCGAGGGTCTTCATCTTGCGCTTGTCCTCGATGTAGACCTCCTTGGCCATCGACAGCCAGATCTCGCCGCAGCGCTTCATGCCCTTGGCAAAGTTGCTCATGTAGATGAAGGACTGCATATCGACGCGAGTCTGAATCATCTCGACCGCCTTGCCCGACATACCGCTGACCATCTTGTCAGCACCTTGCTGGTTGCCCAAGATGTCCTGCATGTCGGTCTCGGTGATCTGCAAGAGCGCTGCCATGGCCGGTGGGATCATCGCTGAACGCGTGTAGGCCACGGGGCCGCTGACGGCTTGGTTTCCGTTCTGGTCGGTGATCGGGTTGATCAGCAGGTACGGGTAGTCCTTGAGGTTGTCCTCCGCCCACATGACTTGGTGGCCTGCGACCTGCTCAGGCGTAAGGATGGGCTTTTCGACTGAGGACAGGGCGCTGATCTCGCCCAGCTTGGAGAGCTGCATGTTCTTGAGGCGCTGGGCATCTTTGGCCAGGCGCACATGGCCCATGCAGCGCTCGACGTTGTCGACAAACCAGCGCTTGCCGTACACCACGACGATCGGGATGCACTTGCCTGCGATGTATCCTGCATCCTCGAGCACCTTGCCGCCGGACAGGATGTACTTGCGCACCTTGCGCCGCTTGACACGTTTCTGGCGAATCTCGACTGTGCCGATGGCTGCCAGAGTTTCTTCCAGCATCTCATCATTGGCAAAGTCGGTCTGGGTGTAGCGATCTTCATCGCCTGTGATGGTCTGGAAGATGCGGATGGTTTCGGTCTTTTCCTCGACCTTGTAGTACTCGGCCACATAAACCACATCGGGTGTGCACCAGTCAAATTCGTACTGGTGGATGATCTTTGGCCAGCTTGCTGGGTCGTCGCCCCATGTGTCTTTGTAGGCCTGTTGCGTCATCGATGTAACCACGAAACAGAACTTGGCATCGGACTTGTCTTGGCGCTTGGCACCAAGGTCGAAGAACACCGAACTGTCAGCGTCGAAGATTGGTTCGATTCGGATACGCTGGCGGTCATCCTCTGGGTCTTCGTCGTCCTCGTAGACGGTGCGCAGTCGCCAAGCACCGATGCCGCCGCCGACTGCTTCTTCGAAGGCGTTGTCGTAGGCTTCGTCGGCCACGGAGGCCTGCTCGTCGGATCGGTAGAGGCCATCGCAGACCTCGGCCAGCTTGTCGTTTTCCTCGCCGTCTTTGCTTACGAAGTCAACGGTGATGCGGTTGTTTCGGTACTCGTTGACCACGCGAATGACGGCCAGCATGATCTTGTTGACCTCAAACTTGGGCTTGTTCTCGTAGATGTCCCAAAGTGGGCCTTCCCACTGAGCGCCGCTGAGACTGTAGAAGCGTCGATCTTGCAGGCATTGCAAGCGCTCGTCGCGTAGGGCTGTTTGCACATCGTCAAACTGCGCCATTGCTTCGGCGTGAAGGTCTGCGAGTCGCTGTTCTTTGCTGGGTCGTGCCATGTTTATTCACCTCGGTTGCGGGATTTTCGCATTGTTCACCATTTATTGAAAACGGGGATCGGTTTGAATGTGGTCGCTTTGTTGGCTGGAAGGCGCTGCACAAGGCTGATCGCGTCGAACATTGGGTCGAGTTGGTCGTCGTGTGCGCCTGATGGGAAGGCTGCAACCTCGGCCAAGAAGTCTGACAACCAAGGCGCATCTTGGGGCAAAAGCACGTTGCCCGACTCGATGAACGGGGCAGCGTCGTAGCCGCGGCTGATCTTGTCCTTGTTCCGTTGGACTGCCACCACGGGTAAACCCTCGCGCCGCAGGGTTTGAATCAGGCCGGTGCCCGACACCTTGTCCTCGACGTACATCCCGCGCATGGCCGAGGCTTGGGCGACTGGCCGCATGTCGTTCAGGTGCTTGAGCCAGAAGGCCCGAGCGTTGACCAGCAATTCGGGTGCTTCCCACTTGCCCCGTACCTGGTCGAGCTTGACCGCCTGGCCAATGGTTGACCGTGCCCAGCATTGCAAAACGGTGTAATCGTTGTGGTTCGCTGTCTTTTGTGCGGTGTCCACCGTGATAAACCTGAAATCAAGCTGAGGCATGATTGACCAAAACTTGAACCACTCGGTATTGATAATCCCGCCGCCCCTGGGTGCTGGGCGCTGCTGAAGCTGTCCAGCAGTTCCGTAAGTGCCTAAAGTCTGCTCTAGTTCGGTTACCTGCTTTTCACTGAAGCGCTCAGGAAACATCAGCTCACCCTCTTCGGTGCGCGGGTCTGCCCAACCTATATTTGTTGTGCAGCGATAGGCAGGTTCAAACCTCATCGGGATGTTTAGATGCGTGTAAGGCAAGCCCATTTGCTTGATTACGCCTGAAATATCCTGTTCGTTCAACCGTTGCATAATTACAACAATGGCTGACTTTTCGGAGTTCACCCGTGTCGGCAGGGTTTCGGTAAAGGCAATGCGTGCGGCTTCCAGCTTGGCTTGGCTGTTGGCGCTGTCGGCACTTATTGGGTCATCCAGAATCACCCGGTCACCACGAACCCCGGTCATACTGGTGAATGATCTGGCTTGCCTGATTCCCTTCTTTGTGTTGCCGAACTCGCGCTTGCCGTCCAGATCACTAAGCAGTTCGATAGGCCAAAGTTTCTGATACCAGTCAGATTTGATAAGGTCACGGCATCGCCTGCTGTCTCGGATGGCCAGCTGTTCCTCGTGGGCCGTTCCCACAAAGCGCATTTCGGGCAAGGTGCGCGGCCCCCATTCCCATGCAGGCCAGATAACCCCGGTCAGCAAAGACTTCATCGCGCCGGGCGGCACATTCATCAGCAGTCGGTTGATCTCGCCCTTGGTCACAGCTTCCAGGTGCAGGCAAATGGCATCTAGTGCCCAGCCCCATTTGAGTTCGGCTACCGGCTCAAGCACCTTCCATGCGCGTTTAGCAAACTCACCAAGGCTGCGTTTGCACAACTCGCGCTCTATTGCCAGCAGGTCAGCTTGGCTCAGTTGCATCTTTTGCAGCCATGATCTGCGCTAAAACCTCGATACTTAGCTTAGAAACGTCCAGCGTAGCAATGGCAATAGGTGCGCCATCAACTCCCGAAACCTCGTGCTTTTGGGTTTCTGCCCAGCGCATCTGGGTCTTGGACCACCAGATGGCTGCTGTAGTGTCGCCTGCCATGACTTTTTGGAATAGGGTTTTCCCTACCTTTCCATTGGCCTTTGCTTTGCCGGAGATCAGCTCGCTGCTGAAGTGCTTGCGCAGCGTGTCGGTGTCAATGCCGTCGCGCACTAGGACTGCGATCTGCTCAATGGGCAGGCCGTAGCCGGACAGCGCTTCGACCTGTTTGCGCTCGGCATCGGTCGGATTGAATGGCATGCGCCCAGAGTTTTCACGTGCGCCGCCGTGATTTTTTTGCACCGATTCCTTTTTAGGAACCGATTTTTCAAGTTTTGGTTTTTTCGTTGCCATCTTTAACCTCCGCGAAAGGTTCGCCAGTTTCTGCGTGAGTTGCTATTTTACCTGTGAAGTCCTGCCAGCGTTTGACAATGACGTCGACATATGCCTCGGACAACTCCATGATAAAGCCTGTTTTACCTTGCGTCTCAATAGCAATTGGGTCTTTTCTCGCCTTTCTTAAAGACGGTTGATGGGGTTGAAGTCGATGCAATCGTCGCGCTTCATAGACTCTCCAGTAATTGCCTGATTTGATTCGTGCATTGCTTCATTGCCAGCACATCGCGCTGCGTCTGCGCGGCCCAGATCGCAGCCTGCTCATGCCGCCAGTGCTTGTCGCCTAGCATGTATTGGTCATATCGAACATGACATCCGATGCCGTCGCTACCGTGCCCGATGCAAAGTGGGAATGTCAGCCTGTCGTCGCATTTGATATGACCTCCCAGGGTGGGACCATGCGCCGTCTGTGAAAACCCCAAAATCCGGCAGTTCGAGCATGGCAGGCAGGCAACAAGTCTGCGGTACGGTTCGCTGCGCACTGGCGCGGACTTGGGGCGCATCATCCCGCCTCCGCGTAAACATCGACACCCCGAGCCGCTGCCGTCGCGTGCAGGAACTCCAGCCACTCGCTGAACTCGCCTTTTCCGAACTTGCTGGTGCGTGACCCGAGCATCACCACGCCACCGTCCAGCCCCATCGCAAGCCGCGCCTGCTCTTTGCGAAAGCCTGCGGTTAACACGTCTTTCCATTCCCCCGGCGTCATCACCACCATTGCGCCGTTCACCGGCCATTTCAGTTGCTCACTGAATGCCGCCAGAATTGGCCACTGCGCCGCGTTCTGATCTAGTGACCGTGTAGCCTCCCCAACCGTCACGGCGAAGCCGTCAGGGGCCGTCTGGACGGCTTGCAGGGCATTTGCGCGGCCTATCGGCAAGATGA